CCTAAGAGCATAGAGGAATTGAAGAGGTTCGGGCTTAGGATAGAGGGAGCGAAGAAAGGGAATGATAGTATAAGACTAGGTATTTCGGTATTGAAAAGATATAAGTGGCATGTGACAAGGCGAAGTACGAATATAAGGAAAGAGCTGGCAAATTATAAGTGGAAAGAAGGAGATGATGGAGAACCTACAAATGAGCCTATCGAATTATTCAATCACTCGCTAGATGCTATCCGCTATGTAGCTCTCAATAGATTGTTTACACCGCCACAACATAAGAAGATATTTAAACTCGGAAATATATGAAAAGAGAAAAAAGAAAAACATGTACGACGGCTCATTTTTTAGCCATCATGGAATGTTTAACCGAAGAATCGGTAGAAAGTGTAAAAGGAGCTAAAAGAGTTTCTACATTCAAAGGAAAGCCGTTAAAAACAGACATAAACGGTATTATGTACGGTGAATTGTTGCAGTTAATGGAAATAAAGACGACCTCGGAAGAATTTATAAAGCCCATGCAGATTGTTGAGGGAATTACCGAGGAGGAAGTTTTGAAAGCTGATATATCTGTCACGGCTGGATATAGAAATTGGATTATAGATGAGGTTAAGAGGGTTTCCAAAATGTTTGAGGCGCTCGGTGAAACAATGAGTTATTCATCGGAGGAGATAGCCGCAGGAGTAACATCGTTGAATTTTGGCACATTCGGTATTGTCGATTCTTATGCCAAACGTATGGGAATAATAGATCATGATTATGTTCTTCAATGTGTGCCGTGGGTAGTTATCTATCAATGTCTGAAAATGGATAACGAAGTAGTCGCTTATCAAAGGAGATTGCAAAAGTTAATATACAAGAAAAAATGATGGAAGATAAGATAAGGGAGATTGTAGAGTCTATGGGCTTCTCTTTCTCAATAGGAGATATATATCATTTGAACCAGTGGCTTCAACAGCCGGAACAACTTCCTGCCGTATTGTATGTAATGCCTATCAATGGAGGAGGAGAAATAACAGTTTCGGGAATGTTGAAGAAGAATATAGAGCCTTTGTTATTCTTTCTCGACCATGAGGGAATAGATCCGGAAGGAGAAGATACGAATGCTATTATAGAGCGAATGCGTTCTGCCGTCGAGGAATTTGTCATTCGGGTAAACGACACCCGATATTTTGAACCAATAACCGCATGGAGTTGCCATGATGTAATCAGGGATATGGCGATACAGTGTTCAGGTGTATCAGTTTCTTTGAATCTTAAAGAATCGACAGGAAAATGCGTATAAGGGAAATTCTACAAGAAGAATTGGAGTGGCTCAAAGGCAAGATTGTAGAACAGTTGAGAGCTACCGGAACAACGGTAACGGGACAGACGGCCGATAGTATCGAGGTCTATATAGAAGGCAATGAAAAGGAAATCGAAGCCTATTTACTAGGGCGACCTGCATTTTCCACGGTTGAGAAAGGCCGCGGACCCGGTGGCGTTCCTCATAACATCGTCGAAATTATCAAAAAGTGGATACAAGACAAGGGCATATCGGTGAAGCAGATACCCTACAAGCGAGAGCCTTCTGAAAAGTGGAAACCGAAATACAGCGTCGAAGAACGGAGCCTTAATATGGCGGCCGGAGCGATAAGCCACACGATAGCCACAAAAGGAACGAAGCTACACCGGGAAGGCGGTCGCGAGGACATATACACGCCGTTTATAGACGAGTTTATCGAGAGACTGGACAACAGAATATTTACAGATTTCAAAACCGAAATACTTAAAAGATTATGACAAGCGAACAGGAACACTCAACAGTAGAGATTAGCAACATCGGATATTGCTTTTCGCCTTTCATTGTAAGGGCAGAGGCAAGCAGCGGCATTACAGGAATGGATATTTTCGTGTTCTATAATGGGGAGAACGCATATAGCGAGTCTCTTCAATTCAACGGCGAGAAGGAGATACGCAAGGACATCAGCGGAATTATGCAGGCTGTCTTTGACTATATCGGCATGAATATTGAAATGTACACCGGCCTTACTGAAAACACGCTGAAAAGATTTGATTTCACAATTTCCGTTTATACCACAAGTGCCGGCGAAGACCACGACTTTCAAAATGTAACCTTTGTCTATGGCGCAGTAGACTATGGTCGCAAGTATTATGAGCAAAATGTGAATAAGAAAATAAAGCATTTTGTCAATTTCCCGTTTGGTATTGACTTTCTTTTAAGCACGGGCGCATCTATTGTGTCAGGCTCGTTAAAAGAGCCTTTTAAATACAGAAAACAAGGAGATGCTATTGTTTTGCTTTATGTTGATGAAATGGGAGAGAATTACAGTGCAGGAGTAGAAAATGGAGGTATAGAAGTCAACACAATGGCTTATCCCTTTATAGACTCGACAGTTTTGGATGCTTCAAACAGCTCTTATACCGTAACAGTAGACACCTGCACCGAGGGAGTATATCTCATGTGGCTGAACAGAGAGGGGATGCGTAGTTTCTACCTTTTTAAGAACATGGGAGTAACAACGACCGTAGAGGGCGAAGAATATCAAAAAACTCTATCCTATAACACGGCCTACATCGAAAACCCGAAGCAAGTCAACAAGACGTCGAAAAAGGATATCACGCTGGCCGTGGCGATGGCCGACAAAGAGGAATATTCCTACATCGAAAGCGTGTTGACGTCGCCCGAGGTCTATATGTACAACAGTGAATCGAACCTTTTCACGAAAGTGAACGTCGTTACCGGCGACTTTGAACGGACCGGCGCCGAGCTGCAAGATTTTACGTTTCAAATTGAGTTACCCGAAGAATACACCGTAAAGCTATGAAAGAGGAATTGTACATAAAAGGCGAGGCGGTAGACCTCGGAGATGCGCAGATAACGCTTAATTTCAAAAGCAACATACTCGGCGATATCAGCAAGATAACGGCCTCAAATAGCTACACTATCGAACTACCGAGAACCTTGAAAAACGAACGGCTTTTGGAGTTTCCCGACGTGGCCGGACACGAAAGCTACCTTGCACGAGACTATTTTGACGCGCAGTATTTCCGCAACGGTATAAAGATACTCGATGCCAAAGCGGTGATAACCTCGTCAAGCAGCGACGGTTTTTCTCTTGCCTTGACATGGGGTATTGACGAGAAGCTGGAAAATATTATCAACGACGACCGCAGCATACAGGAGTTTGCCGATATGGCTTTGCCGTGGAACAGCTCTACGACATACGACAACGGACTGGTTAACGGTCAGCTGTCACACGGTTATATCCGTCATAATGCGGGTATAGATGTGGATTCCAACCGAGACAAGATATTTATACACCCGTCGGTCAATTGCATGAGGCTGTTGGAGGAAATAGCCTCATATTACGGTCTTACAATGGATTGGGGAAGCTATAAACAATATATAGAACTGTTGTACTTGCCCCTCATCTCACAGAAAGCAAGCTCGAAGTATAATTTTTTTGAAGCGAATATTACAGGTACACTTGATAGTGATATTAAGTATGTGAAATTTACCCAAATAAATAGAGTTGATGGTATAAATATTTCTAATACAGAAACATACGGAGATGTTGTTAGAATATATGAAACATCTCTTGACTGGGAATTAGACATCCTTATTTATACAAATAAACATAATACTCTTAATGTGGTAGAATTAGCCTTTTATTCAAATGCACAATATATTAAGAGTTTACAAATTAGCTCAAATGATATTGGATTGTGTGCTTATAAAGGAGTTATACCTTTTGATATTACAGAATATAGTAATATAACAATTAGAATACGTATAAACAATGGGGCGTTATTAGGTTTTATAAAAAGTTATATAAAAATTTTTAGCGAAGATGTTCAGTCTGTATCTTATAACCAATATTACCCGATCGGCTCGAACCTGCCGGATATATCGGTAGTCGATTTCATAAAGCAAATATGCTGGCTGTTCGGCTTGTTCGCAATAAAAAGCGATACCGGTGTCTATTTCATATCCGTAAACAAGATAATAGATAATAAAGACAAGGCGGTCGATTGGAGCAAGAAATTAGTCCCGACAGGGTGGACGGCCAAAGAGACCTCGTACACGTTTGGGGACTTTGCACAGAAGAACTATTTCCGTTACGAGGAGAACGAGAACGCCAAGAGTGCAGACGGCTATATGGTTGTGCAAAATAAGACTCTCGACCATGAAAAAGACTTAGTGAAACTCCCTTATACTGCCGGGGGTGACAATGGGGACATGAGGGCTGTTCCATATTTCAAATGGAGCGAAGACGGTACAACAGTAGAGCTTGAAGATTGCGGAGACAGGATTATGCAGCTTGTAATCTCTTTTGACAGTCAAGGCAAGGAGGATGCCCGTTTGGACTTTTCAGACCTTAAATTTCAAAACCGGGTATCACGTTTCGGCCTATCTTCTTATCAAGACCTCATCAAATCGCCGTTTGTGATTAAGGACACATTCAGGCTTACTGAGATAGATTTGAAAAACCTCGATTACACGATACCTGTGTATATAGAGCGATATGCGGCATTTTTTGCTATTATCTCTATAAAGTCGCAAGGCGATTATTCAGAGTGTGAATTACTTAAATTATTATGAATACTATAAATGTTTTAGGTTATGGCAGAGAAAGAGATTATCCTCAATGTTAAAGTACAAACAAATACAGAAGCAGCAATTAAACAAATAATGGAGCTGAATACCCAAATAGAAAGGGAAAAGAATTTGCAAAAAGAGTACAACCAATGGTTAAAGGAAGGGACTGTTTCTTGGGAAGAATATAATCGGGAAATGGAGCTTTCAAAACAACATGTTACCGAATATTCTACAAAGATACGAGCTCTTAGGAAAGAGATTCAAAATAATATTAAAGTTGAATCGGATTTAAGAGGTTCACTTGTTCAACTGCGTGCGGCTTTATCCAATCTGACTGCCGAATATGACAATCTAAGTAAGGCGGAAAGGGATTCGGCGAAAGGGAAAGAATTACAAGACAAGATTAATGCTGTTACAAAAGAGCTTAAAGGAGCAGAAGAGGCAACCGGTCGATTCAACAGGAATGTAGGTAACTATGAAAATGCAATCAAAAGCGTATTTGGAGACAATCAGCTTGTTGCAGGAATTCAGGCTGTAAGGAATGGTGTTATAGGGGTAAGCAAGGCTTTTGATCTTCTTAAATCTCACCCGGTAATTGCTGTTATAAGTGTCATTACGGCATTATTCTTGAAACTGGCAAATTCAGCAAAGAACAACGAAGAACAATATGTTAAGTTGCAGCAGGTATTGGCTCCGTTGAAAATGGCAATGGACGGAATAACAAGGGTTGTGGAATCTATTGTAGATGTTTTTCTTTCTGCCGCACAAGCTGTTACTGGTTTGGTGGGTGCTTTTTTGGATTTTATTGGAGTAGGAGATAGTATAAATCAAAATTCAAAGGATTATATAGAACTTGAAAAGCAGAAATTAGATTTAGCCAATAAAGAAAGGAGCGACCTTGTAGAGAATGCGAAATTAAGTATGGAAGCCTCTGATTTGAGGGCGAAATCTGCTCAGAAGGATAAATATTCAGCAGAAGAACGCATACAATTCTTGAATGAAGCCATAGATAAGGAAAAAGCTATGGCAGATAATGAGTTGGAACAAGCGAAACAGAGATTAGAAATAGCTAAAAAAGAAGCTGAGCGAACAAAAAATAGTAAAGAAGTGAATGATGAATTGGCACAAGCAGAAGCTAATTTGTACAATGTTCAAAAAGAATATAATACAAAAACAAGGGAGTTATATTCACAACGTTCAGAGGCTCAAACTAAATTAAATCAAGAGGAGGAACAACGGTTACAATTAGTGCAAGAGCGTTCGGATAAAGAGCTTGCAGCTATGCGTGCTCTCCGTGATTCTGAAAATGCGCTAATTAAAGATAGTTTTGAAAAACAGAAAGCAGACATAAATGCAAGTTATGATGATCAGATAGCAGATTTAAAGAAGCGAATGGAAACAGAAGAGAATCTAACGACCGAAGCGAAGGCCGCCATGAGTGCCACAATAGCCAACTTGGAAAAGCAGAGAGATGCAGAGTTAGCAGAAGTGAATGAGGAATCGATTCGGGAAAAGTTAGAGCAAGAAGCTGCTTATATTGAGCAGAGGCTTCAATTGGCAACAGAGGGTACAATTCAGGAATATAGCTTGAAAGCTGAACAACTCAAAAAGGAAAAGGAGATAGAACTATCCAATACAAAACTGACTGCCGAGCAGAAACAACTGATTGAGGACCGTTATCAAAAGAAACTCGACGAAATGACATCTGAGTATGAGCGGAAAAAGCAAGAGAAAGCTATGGAAGCATTGGAGCTCGAACTGTCTAACAGGTTGGCAGCCGCAAAGATAGCCGGAGAAGATGAGTTACAAGTCGAGCTTGAAAATGCCAAGAAACGGCTTGATTCCTTACAGCAGTTAGAGGGAGAAAGCGATGCCGAGTTTAAAGCTCGACAACTCGAAGCCCAGCAGGAATATTTGGATGCCAAAGAGGAACTTGCACAGAGGGAAATAGAAATAGAACAAGCGAAGTTCGAAGCGGCATCTCAAATTACAGGAGCTCTATCGGGGTTATTCGAGCAGCTTGGAGAGGACAACAAGGCATTTATGATTTTATCGAAAACATTAGCATTGGCAGAAGTGGCTATTAACACAGGAAAAGCAATATCATCGGCTGTTGCTGCGTCTGCTACAAAAGGTATTTTTGGTATTGCAGAAGCTGTTTCTTTAATCGCGACGATAATCACCAATATGACAACCGCGATAGGAATTATAAACTCGGCCAAGTTTGCCGATGGTGGTCTTGTAGAAGGCCCCGGAACGGGAACGAGCGACAGCATACCCGCTATGTTGTCTAACGGTGAGAGCGTGATGACAGCAAGAGCTACCTCCATGTTCGCTCCGCTACTGTCTGCTATTAATGTAGCCGGAGGAGGCGTGCCCATACAAGTCCGGGAAAAAAGTAGTCAGGCTCTCGGTGAGGAGATGATTGCACGAGCCATTGCACGAGGCATGCAAGATGTCCACCCGATTGTTTCCGTTACGGAGATTAACAAGGTGGGTTCACAGGTTAAAGTGGTAGAGAATTTAGGTTCAATTTAATTGTTCAATTCATGAAAGTCCACGAATGTATAGAGATAAGCCGTCCCATATTGGAGGCGATGAGGCGTGCCGGAGTCAATCTGGACGATGTTAAGTACCTTGAAATGTACAAGCGTTTCCTAACGATGAAGGGAGAAGGGTTAAAAGTATCGTATATCGCCGAGAAATTGAGCGATGAGTACCAGATAAGGCCGAGAAAATTCTATTACATCTTGAAAAAGTTCGATTCCGTTGTTTAATTATATGTGTTGTGTTTCGAGTGGCGTGTGTCCGTGAGGATATGCGCCATTTTTTTTGCTGCAAAATCCGTGCAGTTGAATCCCTTCTTATCATTCTGTTTGATAGGTTATTCCTTCGTAAATTTGGAATAAACCAATGATTGGATAATGGTATTAAAAATATATTCTCAAATAGCGAATGAGTCGGAAAAAGCATTATTGCAGTTTTTCGGGGACAATGCAGTTTCTTTCATCGATGTAGACGATTTTGTAAGCCAGATACCGGAAGATGACGATTCGATAGAGGTTCGCATTCATTGTCCGGGCGGAGATGTAGCCGAGGGCTGGGCTATCGTTGACAAATTGAGGGCGACCGGAAAAAAAATAATAACAGAAGTGGCCGGTGTGTGCGCCTCTATGGCGACGGTAGTCCTGCTCGCCGGTTCGGTACGTAAAGGATATAAGAACCAGAGGCTTCTGATTCACAATACCCGATTTTGTGATTTTTATATAGAGAATGCCACGGCGGAAGAACTGGAAGCAAAAGCTAATGATTTGAGGTCGGAGGATAATAAGATTCTTGACTTCTATGTAGAGCGCACCGGGGCTGATAGGGAAGTTCTCGCCACTCTGATGAAAGAGGAACGATATATGAGCATGCAGGAAGCTAAGGATTTGGGATTCATAACGGAAATAATCGAGCCGATTTCGGCTATTTCCAATACAAACAAAAATAAAAAAAACATGAGTAAAAAGAATCTGAAAGATGCGCTGAATGTGTTGGCGCAAGCACTCGGTCTGTCAGGTGCAAAAGACATCGAGCTGCAAACTGAGGACGGGCAAGTATTGACAGTAGAACGAGAAGAAGGAGATCCGGAGGTAGGTGATGCCGCCAGCCCTGACGGTGAATGGTTGATGCCCGATGGGAGAACGATTATCGTATCTGACGGCGTGATTACCGAGATTCGTGAGGCAGTCCCTGATGGAGGCGAAGATGTGGAAGCACTTAAAGCTGAGATTGCCCGACTTACAACGGAGCTGGAATCAGAAAGAGCGAAGGGAAAAAGCGACGAGGAGTCTGCTATTCTAGCCCAAGTTAAAGCGGCAGGGGGCAAACAATGGCTTGACAGAGTGACGACTAGCAATTATGTGCCCCCTAAACCAAATCCGGCTAGAAAGAAAGATCCGGTAGCAGAGGAAAACGTCCTTGAAAAGGAATTAAGGGAGAGGAAAGAGAGAGCGAAAGCCCATGAGGCTGAAAAGCGAAAAAGAAAATAGGTAATATTAAGAGATTGTTTAGGTTATTATGGGAACTTTTGAAGATTTGACCCCTGATAATGGGGCGATAAAAACGTTGCAGGAGTTAATTCCGATGACAACGTTCAAGGACGAAAGCCTTGAAGCGCTATTTACATTGATGACTAGTGCGAGAAACGGTAAGAAATTAGGGTTCATAGGAGATATGGAAGATGTAGGAACGAAACTGACGAACCGATGTAATCCTACTTATGTATCTGCTTCCATTGAGGCGAACGAAAAAGAGTGGGAATTGGGAGAATGGGAAATACCCTTAAAGCTCTGTTATGACGATATTATGGGTACAGTAGCCGAATATACGCTGAAAACAGGCACGGATAAGGGCGACATGACCTCTATCGAATATATGAATGTTGTCTATCGACCGGCATTGGAAAAGGCCATGATAAATATGATGTGGCGGTTAATTTGGTTCGGCGACAAGGACGCAAAGAATATAACCGGAGGAAGTGGTCAGATAACAGACGGGGTTAATACCAACTTGTTTACAGTTGCCGATGGATTCTGGAAACGACTGTTTGCAATAATTACAGATAATGAATCTCAGAAAACAGCAATTGCGGCAAATTCGCAAACAACGGCAGCCCTTCAAAAATCGAAATTATTAGAATCCGGTGTTGCAACGGGCATAGTAGACTCCATGTTGATGGAAGCAGACCCAAGAATTTCTACCCTTGATGGGGCAGCTATTTTTATGACAAAATCATTGGCAGACGCATTGACGCAAGATGTTAAGAAAACTTACCGAGATATAATGCCTTGGACAGTAATCTTCGATGGTGTTCAAATGACGCAATACAATGGTGTTCCTATTTATTCCATCTCGATTTGGGACAGAATGATTCAAAAATATCAAAATGATAAGACGAAGTTGAACATTCCTCACCGAGCTGTTTACACTTCGCCGAAGAATTTACTTGTGGGGGCTCCCGGAGAATTGATTTCAGATTTGGATATTTTCTTTAATCGGGAAAAACGACAAACTCAAATTTATTCGACAGGAGACCTCGGTACTTTAATAGCAGAAGATGAGTTAGTTCAAGTAGCATGTTAAATAAATTTTTTAAGAAGGGAAAATGAAATGGCAACAGACTGTGTTAGTTTGATTTCGGCAGGAATGGTGCCGAACTGTGACGATCCTATTACAAAGGGGTATGAGCACAAAGGAATAATTATTAACTGGGACGATATCGATTTTACGGCCACCACCTTTTCTGGTGCGAATACGATTTCCGACCTTGTTCTAAAAGACGGGAAAAAGGCCTATGAAATCGTTCAAAGAGGAAATACACCCTATACGGGATCTACCTCTGAACTGGCCGTTGGAACAATTTCCAATACGGTAACTAAAAATGTCCAATTTACGATATTGAACAAAGGTCCCAAGATTGCTGAAACAGTGATAGACCCCTTGTTCAACGGTAAGTATGTCGTGATTCTCGAAAACACATGGAAGAATCTTAGTGCCACACAAGGTACGAAGGGAGACAGTTCCTTTGAAGTTTTCGGTATAAAACAAGGCATGTTCGCAACGGCAGCGACTCGTGACCCGTATAGCTCGGATACACAAGGTGGCTGGCAGGTTACCATGACTGAAACAGAAAGCCCTGTGGCAGAAGTTTATTTGTTCAAGACCAGTTATGAAGCGACGCTGGCGATGATTAATTCGTTGGTTAATCCTTCTCCCGGTGTATGACCTATGAAGAAGCGATGAAATTATCCTCCGAGTTGATAGGGAGAATAAACTCCCTATCGCAGGAGGATCATCGAACGATCGAGAAACTCTATAATGAATCCTTGAAAAAAGAAGTTCGGAAATGTAACTGCAAGGATAAGCATAGAGATGCATTGATTGAAACATTCACTTATTTAAAAAGGAACAAGAAGATGAAAGAGAAATCGAAATTTGTATTAAAACCCGGAGCTGTGATTCAAGTGTTCGGTGACCCACGTGTTTACACGAATGAGAACCTTACCGATGATATAGCAAAAGAATATCTGACCAATAACCCCGGCTTGCGAACCATGTTTTCTGTAATCCCTGACGAGTTCTATGAATCTAAAAGCCGTAAAGGAGCCTCAAAAGAGGATTAACACGAATTATCTGAGTAGCCTGAATATACAGAGCTATGGTGAAGATAATTTGTATCCAAATAAATTAGCCGAGGTGGTAGCATCGTCGTCTATCGCCTCCGGCTGTTTGTCTCGCTATGCAGATTTCATAGAAGGGAATGGATTTAACTCTCAAATAATTTCAGATTACAAAATCAACAAAAGCGGAGATACACTAGATGACTTGTTGGGATTGTTAGCAAATGATCTTGCAAAGTTCGGAGGTTTTGCAATACATGCCAATTATGACGTATTAGGAAAGATTCGCAACATTCATCATATCCCCTTCATTACAACGAGACTTAAAGAGCCAAACGATTACGGTAAAGTGACAGAAATAGCCATTCACCCTAACTGGACGGGTGAGGAAACTAGGAATGGAAAACGAGTTCAAGTCAACAAGCCGAACATTAGTTTCATTCATGTTTTCGATCCCAATTCTGCAATTCCCGAAATTGAAGAGGTTGGGATAAATGAGTATAAGGGGCAGGTGTTATGGTATTCGAGGAATGGCAACATGGTTTACCCTCTTCCGGTGTATGACCCTGTTATCACGGATATGAGTACAGATGAAGGACTTGCCAATGTACGTTATCGCAACGCCCGGAATAACTTCTTGCCGAGCGGGGCATTGATTACAAGGAAAGGAACAGATATTCAAGAGAATTATTTTGACGATGAAAGGAGATATTACGGACATGAGAGTTACGAAAGTGAATATTCTCCTGTGTTGAAAAACTTACAGGGAGATTTTAATGCTTGCAAGATAGTAGAGATAGAGATAGGAGCTGACGAGCAATCTCCTGAATTTATAAGTTTGTCGACCAACAATTATGATAAGGAATTTACCGTAACGGCGGATAGCATAATAGATAATATCTATTCAGCATTCAACCAAGAAGCATTTTTGGCAATAAGAAAAGGAAAGCTCGGCTTCTCTGGTGATATATTGGCTGACGCTTATTCCTACTATTCGGGTAAGGTAACCAAAGAGCAGAGGGCAATATCGAGAGCCTTGTTATCTATATTCAAGAATTGGTATGAACAACCATTCGGAGAACTCACGTCTGATACTTTTAAAATACAATCGATGTTGTATGGCAGTACTAATAACACCAACTGATATATCGACATTGGCAAGGCCTTGTTATGCAGATAAGGAAATTGCCAATAAAGCGATAGACGAGGCGATAGATATAGACATTCGCTATCTAGTAGGTGATACTCTGTTTCAAAAGATAATGCAGAGTAAAGATACAATCTTACTAAATGGGGGTCTGTATAAGTCGAAGAAAGGAGAAGACCGCATTATCGGAGGGTTGAAGAAAGCTGTTGCCTATCTGGCCTATTCACGTGTCGTAAAATTCGGTAATAGCTTGCCGACGAGGTTTGGAACTATGAATAACAACGATGCTTATTCTTCGCATACAGAATTAAAGGAACGACAAATGATAGCCGATGATACTTATTCTATCGGATTGAAATATGTAGAGGAGGTATTGTACTATATTAATGATTCGGAAGAATGCTGTGTTTGCGAAAAGCCAATAAGCAAGCGTAGCATATTTAAGATTATAGGAGATTGATCGATGATTGATAAAGATCCCGTAGTGAAATACTCGTGGGAGGATATTAAGTTTACCATTGGCTTTGAGGACAAGAACGGGAGCCCGATCGATGCCGAGACGAAGAAGTTTAAGTTCATCTACAAGGACGAGGCCGGTTGTTGTTGCGAAGTGAGTTACGACGGAAAGACACGTAAAAACTGTGTGTTCCGTGACGGCGTGCTGTACGGCATATTCAATTCCGGGACTTTCCGCTATGGCTTGCTCACGGTCGAGAGGCATTACTGGATAGAGGATGCCGATTTCGATGACGGCAAATGGAACTATGGGGGAGTCGACAAAACCAATATAATCATCAAGTAGTATGGCAGATAATGATTGTATAATCGTTCATGAGCAGGTGGTAGTTCCGGAGCCCGTCGTAGTGGGGGAAACAGTTGCCTTGCCCGGTGAAAAAGGAGATAAGGGAGACCATTTTACCTACGACGATTTTACGCCGGAGCAAATCGCCGGGCTTCAACGTCCTGCGACAGAGGCGGCGGCAGTTGCCAATCAAGCGGCTGAAAAGGCAAACAAGGCGGCCACGGATATAAAGACTCTCGGCGACACATTGACGGCGGAAGAAGCAAAACGGGAATCTGCTGAAAGCAGCCGTGCCTCGGCAGAGAGTGAGAGAGCCGAAGCGGAAGTTCAAAGAGAGACGAGTTTTTCCCAAATGCAGACAACGCTCGAAGGGCTTATTACGGATACCCGCACAGCCACATCGAACGCTACCACAGCGGCGGGAAATGCGGAGAATGCCGCAACGGAAGCGAACAACTCGGCAACCCTCGCCAATGCGGCAGCCGATAAAGCGAACCAAGCGGCGGAGAGTGTGGACGGTAAATATTTTCAAGATAATATCTTTATACCTTTCTATAAATGCTCATTTACAAACGGACATTTAGATACAGAATTTGCAATCCCTATAAATGGTGACTTGGAAGATTTGTTTGTTATTTCTTTTTATAATATTGCTAGTTCGTGGATTAAGCGAGTTAAAAAGGGGAATACAATATGGGAAATTAAACAAAACATTTATATAGATAGAGAATATCGTCATACGCTAAACAATGATGTATTATTCTATGAAGGATATGCATTTGTTCGGGGACGTATAACAGGACTTGCGAAAATAGATTTAAATGATGGCAGTTTAGAGTTCAATAAAGAGGTTATAACCACATATGAAAATATAAGTCTATACAAGAATTATATAGTTGCTACCGGTGAAAAAAAAATTTTAATTATCGAACCAATCAATTTTTCTGTATATAAACAAATAGACATTGATTCATCGACTTACAGCATAACCTCTTATAATGATAGAGTTTTAATTTCAGCAGGGAAAAAACTTTATATTATAAAAGATGTTGATTCAGAGATTCATATAATAGAAGGGGAAAGTATTATTTCATCTTTTTATATTAAATATCTTATTAATAATGATATAGATTGCTATTTGTTGTATGATAAAGGAGATACGAGATTAGTTGCAGAAGATAACAGCTTTGATGTAAAATCATCTGATGAATGTTTTAATACAGTTGGATTCAACCCGTTATATTCACTAAATTACAAAAATTATGCTGGTAATGCAATTATTTTTATAATATGCAACATTGGGTATCTTACATTGAAAGGATTTATTGGTAGCATTTCACTTCTCTGCAAAAATAATGACTGTCCCACGTACAGTAAATTGGAAGAAATCAGTAAATATTTTCTGGAAGACGGTTATGTAAGAAGAATTGGAGATATTATGTATAAAGTAAAAATAGGTTATGATACAAATTAAATTAGACGGGGTAAAAGTCGAAACCATCTATTATGGTAAATGCAAAAAAGAGAGATGGATAGAGGTAGATTCTATCCCTTCTCCCGAAGAGATACCCGGAAAAATACCCGTGATGTATTACCGGAACGGGGCGATAGTCTATGAGTACGAGGACGCACCGGAAGCGACGGATAACGGCACGGAAACATCTCCCGTACCAATGGACTACGGAGAAACGGTAAACGGATTGATCCGTCGGAAATATACCTTGTCGGAGGAGCTGGCGATACTTCGGCAAAGAGACACGAAAGCAGAGGAGTTCGAGGCATATAACGCTTATGCGGAATCCTGCAAAGAGAAAGCCAGAGAACTGGAACGAGTGTTTAACGAACAACGAACAAATTGATATGGTAGGAATAAATGAGGCTACGGAGGTAGCCAGAGGGATAAGCGAACAGGGGTTCTTGGTGATGACCGCCGCATTCTTCTTGGTGTTGTCGGCCATGATGATGGTGGCCTGCTTCAAGTGGTTCAAGTCGATTATCACCAAGAGCATGGAGGACTACGGCGAGTCCTTGAAAGAGCTTATCGAAAAGACGAACGACCAGAATACCATGTTGTCCGACATATCGGAAGGCCTGCGCTCGGAAACACAACTTCGGATAAAGAACATGACGAGTGAATTTTTCAACCTTTCCGCCAGACGGGTTTTGGAAATCATCGAGCAAGTGAGGGAGGAAAACCATATATCCGACAGGAAGAGGACGCATGAGAAAATTATCGGAAAGCTCACGAACCAGTTCGAGGACAGGAACAGCCGTCTCGATTACTTTACCTATCAGGGAAAGAGGCTGTCTCGCTATGCCAATCCCGAATGGATAGACTGGGTGGCGAAGGTCGTCGAGGACGAGATATATGCCCAAACGGTGAACGATGAAAGATCTAAAACCAATGTATTTTCTGTCTATGACCGTATCAAGCTGGATTTTTATCACCGATTAAATAACGAATAATATGAAGAAACTTTTGGAAAGAATCAAAGGGTTGTTATTGTCTGTTCCCCACGACAAGCTGCTGCATTTTATCGCAGGAGGTGTCATCGCCTCTTTCTTCGCCATCGTGACAGGTGCGACGGCGGAATATTGTGTGCTGTTCTCTGCCATAGCCGGCTGTATCAAGGAGGCTGTCGACGAGTGGAGGAAGCCGGGGGCTTGGTCGTATGCCGACTTGCTGGCAACCATACTGGGCGGGCTGGTGATTCAAATCGAGGTTTGGATTGCCTGACGGAAAAAAATGACTATTGAAAGATAATTTTTTTATAACCCGGCGACGGGAAAGCGTTCTTTGACTTCTTGGAATCACCGTTTGTTTACATTATACAATTAAATTAAAAATATAGTTATGTCATTGTTATATTAATAACAAATTATAAATTTGCAAATATTTAGAATTGTCGTCGTGACTTTATTATGTTTGTATTGTATAAAACATGTCAGTTCTTAAAGTAAAATCAGATGAGAACATTCATGCCGCAAATTTGTTAATAGATAAGAGCTTATTTACGGCTTCTGTACATTGTTCTTATTATGCTGCGTTCCAAATGTCGAAATATATCTTGGCTAATTTTTGCGATGTTGGATATGAAGAACAGGATAATAATTCAAAAGGTCAAGGTTCTCATAAATACGTTTCGACTGTTATGAGCGATAATCTTGAAAAGCAGAATAAATTTTGCATGATTGATTATAACAGGTATTATAAAACTCTAAAATTCTTGCGTAACAAAGCTGATTATTCGACTGGTTTGATTGATAAGGAGGAAGCTGAAGAGGCACTTAAATCATCAAGGAGTATCATAAGTTTATTAATTTCTAAATATTGTGAGTTATGAATGCAACGGACTTTATTATTTCCAAACTTAAATCGATTGCCTCGAAAATATCGGGAATAGGGATTAAGTATGCTTATGACAAGACTACTGACTTCCATATCGTGGAGGTCTCTCCTGAAAGCATAAGACTGAATGACAAGGAATATTTGGAAATGGAATATATGTTATGGAAAGAATTTCAAAATTCATTCCCAGAAGAGGATTTATTAGTCACAGGTGTAAAAAAAATGAATAATATGGATAATATTCTATTTGAAAAATCACTTTCTGTTGACTATGGGAAATATAGTTCTTTTAACCTGTTTTTATCTATAAGATTCAAATTTGGCCGTAAAGAAAATATCAATACAAATCAAGAGTATTCATATATAAACGAGTCATATAACATAGCAGCATAATATAAGTATGGCAGAAAATAAAGCAAAATTCAGATTAGTAGATTTTAAGATCGAACATTCCCATTTTGATATTAACAAAGACAATATCAAAGAAGGGGATACAGACTATTCTATCGAAATGGGAAGGCAGAATGGTATCAACGAGGGGAAACGACTATTCCGTCTTGGCCTTATGGTTCATATAAAAGATGCTAACAATGCAGTCAATATATCGGTTGAAATTGCTGGGTTCTTTGAATTTGATTCTGATTTGGACGATCAAGCGAAGAATAATTTCTTCATGATAAACGCACCTGCGATTCTCTTCCCTCATGTCAGGGCTTATATTTCGGCATTGACAGCTTTATCGGGATTTAAACCGATTATTTTGCCGACAATAAATTTCTCGGCACATAAAAATAAAGACGATTAAAGATTGTATTTCAATTTGCTTCAAGCGGTGATTCTAAAAGAGTCACCGCTTTTTTTTGTCGCTAAAAATGAAGAATGGATATGAAATACTTCACGATGAAAGAACTCGCAAAGAGTTCGACGGCCGATAAACTGGGTATAGACAATACCCCTACTAGCGAGGCGTCGGCCCAGTTGTCGAACCTTGTCACCCATGTTTTAGACCCCTTGCGGGAGATGTACGGGAAGGCGATAACCGTCAATTCGGGCTATCGTTGTCCCAAACTCAATGCCGCCGTGGGTGGTGCGAAAAACAGCCAGCACATGAGGGGCGAGGCGGCGGATATAACGGTAGGGAGCAAGACGGAGAACAAGAAGCTGTTCGAGCTTATCCGGGATAACCTGCCCTTCGACCAACTTTTGAACGAGAGCGATTACAGTTGGGTGCACGTGTCTTATGTGTCGTCTTCGAAGAACAGGAAACAAATACTGAGCTTATGAGACATATCGTAATCCTATTGTTGTTTTTGGCTGTCTTGGCTGCAACGAGTTGCGTCAGACATGTGTATGTTCCGGTGGAGACGACAAAGAGCGACACGGTGTATATGAACCGGGTACAGCTCGATTCCATATACATGCGGGACAGTGTTTTCATCGAGAAATCGGGAGACACGATTCGGGAGTTCCAATACAAGTACATATACAGGTTCAATGACAGAATCGATACGCTGTATATATCCAAGACGGACAGCATACAAGTACCCTACCCCGTCGAGGTAGTAAAGTACAAGACTCCTCAATGGTGCTGGTGGGCTCTCGGTGGAGTTATCTTGCTGCTTGTACCTTACATCGTGAAATGGATAACGAAATTGAAAGGACTGGGTTTCTTGATATAATTTGATTTACGACTCCTTCGAGGCTTCGGAGTATAAAGAGGAAAGCCTCAATCTCTTGCTGATCTTCCAAAACTAACAAGAGACAACATCACGGGGAATGTTACGAGGCTTTCACAGCCTTTAAACAGGAACGTGATGTTTTTTATTGTGTCAACAATCTATAATTTAACAAATATTTAAAAAGCAAGAGATATGAAAACCAATGAAATCTTTGAACACGTTTTGCAAATCGTTTGCGAGGAATGTGAACTGTGTTACGGCGAATTGATTAATGGGGCGAATAAAAACGCAGTCGACGCACGTTGCCTGCTTATCTGTGCGTTGGTATCGCTGGGCTTCTCCGAGGAGAACACCGCCGCTTATCTTTCCATGACCAGACAGGGAGTGAACAAATTGAAAAACAGCCTGAAACAGCGGTGTTCGGGAAGTTTTATCCTGTCAACGACAAATCAACGGGTCAGCAACAGGATAGCCACCGAAATCCGAGGATAGCAACGGCAATAGCCATACGTTTGTATGCGGCCGATATTGGCCGTAACCATCAATTATATCTATATGGAAAGAACGTATGTTTTCAATCAAGAGCCCAATGGTGGCGGAAGCAAGTTCGACATCATGGCTTTATTGCCCAACCTGATGGGCGGTAAAGGGGTCGATCCCGGACTCTTGGCCCTTCTCAATCAGGGAAGGAACAATCAGGACGCTTGGGGCGGAGGCATGTGGTGGATTTGGATTATCCTGCTGTGGTTCTGCTGGGGCGGTAACGGATTCGGAGGTTTTGGCAACCGGGGCGGGCTTCCTGCCGAATTGAACGGCGATGTCGGACGTGAATACCTGATGTCGGCCATTCAAGGCAACGGTAATGCCATCAGCCAACTCGCCTCGTCCTTGAACTGCTCTACCCAACAGTTACAATCTGCCTTGTGCAACATTCAGGGCTTGATTCAGGGTGTCGGCAACCAAGTGGGCATGTCCGCACAACAGATCATCAACAGCATTCAATCGGGTAACTGTACGCTGGCTACCCAAATCGCCGATTGCTGCTGCAAGACGCAAAACGCAATTGAGAGACAGGGATATGAAACCCGTATCGCAACCTCGGAACAAACCCACTCCCTCGTGGACAGTGGCAATGAGAACACTCGTGCCATTTTGGCGAAGCTGGATTCTATCCAAACTCAGGCTTTACAGGACAAGATCACCGCTTTGACGGCAGAGAAGGCTACTTTGGCGGCTGAAATCTCACAACGTAACCAGAATGCGACCATTCTCAACGCCGTAGGGCAACAGATTGCTCCCCTCGCTGCCGGTTTGCAGGCTCTCCAAAGCGATGTGGACGGTATCAAGTGTAAATTGCCCAATACCGTTCCCGTGGTATATCCGAACATTCAGGCTGTAAACACGGACTTGTACCGGGCTGCCGCTTATGGTGCTTATGCGGGCGATGTCGCATACGGGCGCAGCGGTTACGGATGCGGTTGCAACAACTACTGGGGTTAATCCGGTAAAGAAGAAAGGAGGTATATATGTGGCCTAACTTTTTTACAGGGTTTCCCTTTCCGTTCCCGACGCTGGGCAGGGTGAATTTGAACACGCTGCCTACGGTGGCGGTGACGGTCGGCACGGAGAACGTGACTTTGGAACTTCCCGACCATGCGTTCCGTAACAGGGACTATGTGGGAGGATTCTATATCAATCTCCGTCAGGCGATACCCGCCGGAACGACCGCAACGCTTCCCATTCTCATCGGGACGAACGGGGACACGAGACCTCTGCTGGCTTACAACAACGAGCCGGTAACGGTCGGGAATATCGCCGGTACGGGGATCTATGAAATCCATTACAACAAGTACACCAACGAAGTGTTCCTTGTCAACGGTGGGTACAGGCCTACTACGGCGACGGCGGCGGCCAACGTCGCTGCCAAAAGCAAATAATTAACACGGGGCTGCCTTTTACCGGGCAGTCCCATTAAATCAAAAAACTATGTTTCAGAATCTTCGAGCAAACAACCAGTTATTTATCCTTCATAAGGACGAAAATCCCTTAGTGGATATAGGCTCCGTCGTCAGCGTTTCGGCTGCGAAGCCCAAATACCCCATGCCGACACCTATCGGGCAACTGCCCCAGATGGAAATGGTGGTGGACGTGGTGGTCAGCGTGAACGGGCAGAATACGACGTTCCAGAACTTGCCGGCAGGGGCGGACATCGCCGACTTCGGGCAAAACGGCAACATCGTCATATCTTGTTCCAGAGAGGCCATGAACTCGGAAGTGTCGGCTATCCGGCAGAAGAGCTTGGACGAACTGAACCGGCGGAATTACCACGAGAACGTGATTGCCGGGTGCGATAAGATATTGACAATTTTGAATCCCGAATTTGCGGAGAAGCAAAGGCAGGAGCAGGAGATTGCCACCCTCAAAGGGCAGATGTCCGAAATGAGCAGGAGCATGGCCGACCTCATGGCCATGAACAAAAAACTGATGGAACAGCTCGGTGCTTCTGAAACTTCTAAAAACAAAAAGTAATATGGGAATGTGGTCAATATTAGAAGAAGGCCGTGGATATGAAGGATTCAATGAACGCGGCGGTAGAGAGCTCGAAATGGCCTACAAGGAAGGTTGCGAGCACGGCTACAAGAAAGGCTATGAAGCTGCCATGCGGGAAATGCAGGGCGGCGATATGGGCTTCCGTGGCAATAATGGCGGCAGTTACGGCGGCGGGAATTATGGCGGAGGTTCTTCCGGTGGAATGAACAACCGTTATGCTCCCGGTTATCCTCCTTCGTACTATGACGAAATGGGGGAACGCAGACGCAGACGTGCCAACGGCGAGTTCTATTAATCGGGAGGGGAGAAATCCCCTCTCTTTTCAAAAACATAAAAAAGCAGTGTTATGAACCAACGATTAGACATTTATGATATTTTCCCCTCCGGCATGACGGAGTACCTTTCCCGATACGGCTGGCACTTCTCCAAGAACATGTGCGAGTGGGCGGTTTCCAGAATGAAGTCCGAAAACAAGGCCACCGGAAAGAAGGAAGAGATAAAAGCCCTTTCCAAAGAAGATGTGGAGGTCATCTTGACACAGGCGGGCGTGAAGTTGGAAAAGTCCAAAGGGTACGACCATGTATTTGTCGCCAATATGGGTAAGGCCGACTATTTGAAATCATCGATTCCCGACGATACCCATTTGGCTCTGTTTGTAAAGGACTATATCGACGACCCTGACGGTTACGACGGATTGCCCTTTACTCGTTTCTATGCCGACTGTATAGGTTCGGGTACTCCGATTATGTGGGAAGATATGTTATAAAACATGATTGTTCAGGATTTCTACATAGCGAAATACGACTGGCACGTAAGGGTTTTTTACGCCGTTACCACCTACTGGACAAGCACCATACTCCGGGAGCTGGAACGGATCGGTTGTACGGGGAGTAATCTGGAAAATGCTTTCAGAAGTTTGTCGTCCGGTAACTTGAATACGGGCCTTACCTATTCCAGTTTCGAGCATCGCCGGACGGTGATGGTAATTGCCATGACGACGAGTCCCGAACAGTTTCAAAACTCTTGGGACCATGAAAAGGGGCATTTGTGCAGGCATATATCCCGGACGTTCGGCATTGACCCTTACGGGGAGGAAGAACAGTACCTTCGGGGATATATCGGGCAGAAAATGTTCCCCGTGGCGAAGAAGTTCCTATGTGAGTGTTGCAGAAAGAAATTAATTCGGGAAATACATGGAGATAGCTAAAATCATACAAGCCATCTGTTCCGGCAAGTCGAGGAAGGAGGTTTATAACCTGCTTTCGCCGGAAGAGAAGGATACCTTGAATCGGTTTGCCGATAACGGTCTTTTGAACAGGAGAATGAGGCGAAAATTTCAAAGGAATATTCGGAAATGCAAATGATGAACAGGGAAATGCCGGGGTGGGAAGCTCCGGCATTCGTGTTTAATTCTATGCCATTCATTTTTGTGGAAAATTTTCCACATCATTCGTTTTGTTAAATATTGATAAATCATAAAACATTTATACTTCAATATTTTGCATATACAATAAAATGGAGTATCTTTACCATGTAATCAAAAACAAACAGTAACCAATTAAAAAAACGATATGAAAACTCAAATTAAGGACTTAATCAGTGGCCGTAAAGATGTGATAATCGACGAAACGAATGCCAAGTATGACAATGCCAATAAATCTACCTCTCATAACGGGTTTGCAGGAACAAACAAAGAAGAACGCACAGAAATAGCACGGCGTGTGATAGAAGAAAATCCTGACGGGCTGAATATTGAGATTAAAGGTGTTTTATTGTCGTTAAATCGTATATCTTCTGAATCTGGCAAAACAGTCTGGTTTGAAAGCGAAATTACGGAGGACGAATACAAGCGAATATTGGGTTACGATTATCCGTCTACCCAATCACAATGGTCGGCAACATTTCTAGTAAACAACGATATGACGGTTGAAATTCAATTAGCAAAAAGGAAAAATGACAATAGCACATGGAAGTATAACCGTAATTTCAATATCGGAGAAGAATTTGTAACCATTCTATAAAATTATGAAGAGAGAGTTTCCACTATTCATTGTAGACCATAACCGGGCGCACAAGTTCGGAGAAGTCGACTTCATATACTGCTCGGACATAGACAATGGATTCATCGCCAAAGTCGAGTATATCGACGGCTTTATCGAGGAAGTCGGAGAGGATTACCGTATAGAGCCCGGATTGTCAGGGTCTAATATCTCCGCAAAGATCAGCATTAAGCGTATTACCGGTAAAAATCCTGATAAGACTAAAATACGGGGCCTTTTAAAACAGGCTATGAAGTATTATACATCGCTGTCGACATTCTCGGCAGACATCGGCAATATTACGGTTCGGCAAATGGTGTTGTTCATTGATACGCTGATTTTAGACGGTCGTAAGAATGCGATTGCAGCCGGTAGTGATTACAATTATAGGAATACGGTATTAACATCTATCGCATTTTTAGAGGCGATAAAGAAGGAATTAATAGGAGTATGACAATAGAAGAATTATCGAAACAAGTGCGTAAGATTCGCGAAGAAAAGGGGCTGTCCCAATATAATATCTGGAAACAGGGTATGAACTTTGGAACTGTCAATGCCATTGAAAGTGGGAAGAATGTCAACTTGAAAAACTTCCTTAAATACTGTGAGATTGTAGGAATTGATGTAACTTTGGAAGAGAAAGAGTAA